AATCGATGATTTGGAGTTACCAATATATCAATGTTTTGTCCCTTAATAGAAATCATCTTCCCTTTGTATGGGTCATTTATGATTCTTTGTATTGGCTTATATTCTAATTGACCATTGACAGTATTCAACGTAGCAATCAATTCATCGACAGACACCGCTTTAATATCTTTCCATCCTTCATAAGTCATTATATCACAACTACTTACGCATTCCGGATGATCTAATTCACCCATAGCTCTGCGGTCAGCAATAAACGTCTGGGCATATTTCTGCGCCTCCCGAATCAAAATTTCATCAGGATAAATACGCCCATTCTGATTTTTCTTGCTCTTTCGTTGCAAAATACCTTGAACTCTGAATGGTTGATTGGGATGAGTGGTCGATTCTTGAAGCATTCTGGGTTCTGCATTGAAAGTAATACATTCCATTAAGAGTTTTCTTTGGTCATTCATATGTATGATTTGTCGGTAATTGTTTTCTTGATTCTGATGTTCCACGTCGCTCTGGCCTCATCGGGTTCTATTTTGACCAAATCATATTTGACATCAATAGTTGAACCTTGTTTACTCGCCCCCACAATCGCAGATCTTACTTTTGCTATTCCGGTGTTAGGTTTAATTGTATTTGCTGGTACTTTTAAGTCATATAAAGAAACCGAAGTCCCGCGTCCCAAATTTCGTTGCCATCCAAGTCCTTTGATAAAATCTCGGAGAGCGGTTTCTGGTTTAACCAAAAATGGAGGAAGCCAAGATTTTATATCTTGTGCAATATCATCAATAGGATAAGCATCATAAAACCCAGTGCCCCGTTGTTCTTGCTCTTGTTCTCTTACGGGTTCTTCCGTTGGAGTGTGTCCAGCCGGGGCAAGCGCCATTTGTTGATGTTGTGCCGAGTCCGGTTCTTTTTTTGGTTGAGCGGGCGTAGTCGAAGCATTTGGCTGCATATCTCCCGGCTTATCTCCTTTTTGAGGAGATGGTTGCCCAGTTGCCGGACCCAAAATTTGAATCTTAAATCCCGGTTTCAAAAAATATTCTTTAGCCTTGGGAGTCGTATTATCATGAGCTACTACAACATAATTATCATAATAATCATCGAGTGTTACCTTAACAGCATCAAACTCATAATCCTTTATGTATTGTTTATACCCGCGAGATGCTCTTGCTTTGATTCTTTTGCCTACCAATTTAGACCCAATAATTCGTTCAAATTTTTGTTTGATTTGTTCATCTGCACCATCAATATTACGACCAAAATTGGCAAAATCTCTCCCAAGATCATAATATTGACCTTCATATCCAGTTTGCTCAATTATACGAGTCAGCTTAATCATCACAAAATTATATTTATTATGGTTGGTTTGGGTCGGAGGAATAAGATCTTTTTCCACATTGAGAACACTTATATATTGCTATTCGTTCTCCATCCTTCATTGTACTGTTTTTATGATGCCACCTGTGCCCATCCTTTTTACAACTATGTATTTTTGCTACAGGAACATACCCACCGGATTCAAGTTCTTCGTTATTATCCTTCGACTCGTAAAGCTTATCTGCCTTTAATTGCATATCTTTTTTACCTTGAACTGTGAGATCATACCCCAGGGCCGCGGAACCAGCGATGCCTTTTTTACTTCCACCGCGGCCAGAAAAAGCACCAGGAATATTATATCCCGGAGTCCCACCATCAGTGGTAGTCATTTCATCAAGTTTTTCTTCCATCCCACCTAACGGCTCAAGTCCTTCGGCTGGTTTCTTTTTAAAAGCCATTGGAGTTGTTACTGGTGATACGGCAGCTGTACCGTTTTCTTCTGTCATAGGTACATCTTGCCACTTACGTCGGCCGGATGTATCATCTAAATACTTCCATTGACCGGATGGTGTCTTCCACAAAAGTTTATGAGGCCCAGCGCTCCTAAATTGAAAAACAGATCCATTCTCACTTGTCCGGTTGTTAACCCATCCCCGGTTATCAATCCCCCACACTTTCCGTGCAATATTTTTTGCCATACCTTCATCTTCAGAAGATACATCGACCTCTTGAATAATATTTCTAACAATTTCTTGAATAAGAACCGACAAATCATTTTTCTTAATAGAATTCTCTTTAAGTGGAGTAACAGTTTTAAGAAAATTCAAAAGCTTCTGGTTCCCTTCTTTCTTCGCTTTCAATCCCAAATCGATCATTAAATCGGTAGGCAAAGTTTTTCTGAATCCCGCTTGTTTCTTCAATTTATTAATCAGAGCATCCGTTGGGTCTATTATTTTCGGTTCGTAATTGCCCCCGCGAACGCCTGCCCCGGCAAACGTAATATCTCCAGCACCTTTAAGACGATCATCATCATCATCATCACCAGGTTCAGCGCCAGGTTCTTCAGCGCCAGGTTCGGCAACTGCCACTCCTCCACCACTTTCCTTTCCTTGGCCGGTCATTTGGTTATAAATACCCATAAAAGAATTTGCTTTTCCTTCTGGATACTTTTCGTTTCCCTGAACCCATTTATTAAGTGCTTCGCCTCCCTTAATACCACGAAAAAGCGTGTTTCCCCACACCCAAATAAATATATTTCCATTTGAGAAATAATAGATAGATTGATCTTCCATTATATACGCATTTTGACTATCATCCCAAACATATCCATTGCCCGTTAGAAATGGCTCATATTTCGCGGGAGCCTTCTCGGAATTTCCGGATGCAACAACCTTCTTGGCATCGGGATATTGAGCAAGAGCAGATACACCATAGGTTTGTGTCAACTGTGCAAGAACATTAAGATTAACTTTCACTGCTTCCTCCCAATTGTTTTTCAATTCCATTCAAATGCATTAGTCCCATTTTATGACGCAATTTTAATGCATCTCTTTTACATAATGCTTCATCTACATTTTCTAATACTTTTCTATATTCAATTACTGTACTATCTCGAAGAACTTTATTTATCTTATTGTACAAATGACCGTTATTATTTGACTTTCGTCCTCGTCTCGCCAAATACTCGTGGAAGTACATTCTTCTTCCTTGTCCTTTTCCCACATAAAATGGTAAATTTGTCAAAGGATCTATTAAATGATATACATAAAAATTATTGTCCATTTAATACCTTTCGAGATTCTTTAAGTAATTCGTAAGAAAGCATCAGTAACATAACATTATTATCTTTAACAATCTTGCCGGGGTTAATTTTATCAAGCTGATTGATAACCTCGTTAATTTTAATTTTTATTACATCTGAATCTTTAATTTTACCAACGACTTCAGTTAAACATATCTTAATTTCAGAAACTTTATTCTTTACAAATACATCAAAACTATTGGTATTAGCAACATTACAGATATATTCACGTAAAACTGTTTTTTGTTTATCGTCGAGAACACTGGCATATTTTGCATTAAATTTTTCACAAAGAAGTGTATAGGTAAGAAGACGGATGTCCTCGGTTTGTAATTGATAATAGTTGATGAGTTCGTCTTCGGAATGTATAACCCTTGGTTTATCAACGATGTGTTCTACTATGCAGTTTTTAGCCTGATACACTTCTTTGACATCAAACTTACATTTTGAAGACACCACGTCTTCAAAAACCTTGAAGATAGATGCTAATACTCGGTAATTTGGTACGGGAGCTTTTAGCATTTCCTCGATGGGATAATTGTCTTTGATTTCTTTAATTAAATCATACTTTAGAAGGGATAGTTTCCGGGTGTTAAGCTTTTTTCTAGCCTCTATTATCACAGAAAAGAACCTTTCAGCATGAGGTTCGTCTTTAATTTTTTCATTCAGTAAGGTGCTATAAAGTTGCCACTCTCTCCCTAATTCCATGTTTTCGTGGAAATATTTATAGAGTAAATCCTTCGCCGCTGATGTGTCTTTGCCAGCAATTATATCTGCCGTGACTTGCTTTGTAAGCAATTCAAACAGAATGCCGGTATTTCTAAACTTCGAATGACGCATTCTTTTCTGTGTCTGCATAGTATTAGACATTATTTTTAACTTAATTATAAATATAGACCCATATTCTTAAACTTACACATTTATGTGGATAGGTTATGGGTTATATCTCTTACTTTTTTGATAAATTCGTCATAGGTCGTTGAAGATTTCATATGATTACATATTCCGCAACACACAAGACAATTTTCAAGAGTATATCCTTCAGTATTATCCTTTCTATCTAAATTGTAATTAGAATGTGCAGTAGCGTTGTGTTTATGCCATAGAACCGAACATCCACAATAATGGCATTTTCCCGTTGTAGTAAAACTAAAAAAATCTTCATAGGTTAAATTGACCGGAACCTTCCTAGATTTATTGGTTCTAACAAACTTTTTATACAACGATTCGAATGGTTTTATCTTTTGTAAACATCCACACGATTTACTTTGCCCACTCTTCAAGTTGCTTTTAGCTATTATTTTTTCAGTTCCACAATCACACCTACATTTATAATAACAATTATTATATTTATCCTTATGGGAAAATTCAACAACAATCCACCGTCCAAACCTCTTTTTTATGAATTCTTCCATACTATTCTAAAATGTTTTTTTCGTCCATCATAGACCTACTACCATTGGGATTATCACCGACATTTTCTTTGAGTAATTCTTTCTGTGTATCTTTATGAGTTTTAGATAGAAATTCAGACAAACTGCTTATCATTGCTTTATCCACTGGAGGAGTGATACGTTCTCGTAATCTCCCCAAAGGAGAGCCACCTTCATAATTGTGAGTTAAAGCGCTTTTCTTCTTTCTTTCACTATTTTTCTTGGGAGTCTCATGTCTGGCATGTTGGCCTAACGGGTCTTCTGACATAGGATGTTGTGCCCTAGCATCGTGTTCTCCACTTTGGTCTCGCTCGGGTTTCTTGGTTTCTTTGATGTCTTCTGGCGGGCCTTCATCTTTTCCTTTTTCCTCGCCTTCACCCTCGCCCTTTTCTCCTCCTTCATCATCCAAATCGCTTAAGTCATCCAGATCTGGAATTTTACCTCCCCCACCCCCTCCATGACCACCTTTTCCAATATCTCCGAAGTCATCTCCCCCCTCATCATCATCACCCCCCTTACCTCCAATTTTTTTGAACGGTTTGGCTGGGTCATCGCCGTCATTCTCAATAGAAGTGAAACGATAGCGTTGTTTCGCGTCTTCGACAACCTCGTCCTTGACAATTTTGATGTCATCTTCTGACATATTAAAGATGTTTTTGTAAATCCAGTTAAAAGAGAAAAATTTGTTCTCAACCATGTCAGTCGCCACAGAAACTTTATCAGACCAAATCTCAACCTTTTCCTTTTCAAAAATTGTAGATGGGTTCGTAAGTTCGATTGCAAAATCAACTAAACTTTCATCCCGGTATCCTTGTGCGTACAGGTGAACAATACCTATCTTTTCAAGTTCAGATGCTATAATACGCTGGAGGCGTTGAATAGTTCGGGCAAAACGAACATCTTCTGATGCCAGGGTTGCTTTTCCTGAAATACCTTCTTCATATCCAAGAAATGCCTTTGGAATCTTAAGCGCAGCCATCAATTTGTTAAGCAAATAGTTAATATCATCAATTCCAGTCCATTCCATACCACCGAGAGTATCAATCTTTGTACCACTATCGCTACCACGAACAGGAATGTAATAATCCTCTACCATGTTTTGAAGGTTAAAACGCAGATTATATTCCCCGGATTGTTCATCCATATAAGGAATTTTCTTCATTTTATCCATCATTTTCTGCATGTAATTATCCACTTCATTTGGGGGAATGTTTCCAATATCAGTATAGAAAATACGTTTTTCGGGAGCACGCATGATACGATGTATAAGCATGGCGTCTTCCATAAGTGAAAGCTGTTTCCAGATGCGGCGGGCACCTTCAATCATAGAATTATGAACTACCATTCCGTTGGCAATGAAGTTGGAGTTAGACGACTCCACTTGAATATCATATGTTTCTTGTAATCCACTCGCTACAATAGAAGTGATAGGATCTAAAATTATGTTTTCGTTTTTTATAAAATCATATTTTTGTAATTGTGTTTTTTTATTACCATCCAAATAAAAATAGATATAATGAGATGTATTTCTATGACACTTGACTCCACAAATTTCTGTTTCTCCATCGAATCTTCGGGATTTCACATTGGAACATTTTATGTTTAACCCCCACAAAAGTTCTTTAATATCTTCCACCAACAATTTATTTGTTAATTCTACAGAATAACGATTAACATTCCACTTATCAGTAAAAATGCTTCCGTCAGCATCAACAAACCCCCGTATAAACTCTAATTTACTCCAATCATCTAATTCATATACCCATTGTGGTATTCGTTTAGTAGTCGCATCTCCTACAAATCCATTGACATATAAAAACTCCGCTAACAATTTGGAATCCACATATCGTTGTCCTCCACTATTTTCTCTTGGAGGAAGTATAGTTGCTTCTTTCTTGGAATATTCTCCGAGAATTCCTGAATATTTTTCATTTAACTCATCATCTATTCCAGTGGCAAACGATACCCTATTCAAATCCTTATTTAACCATCCATCCCCAAGCATAAATCCAAAGAATCTTGCGAACTTGGCGTCTGGATAACTTGGTAGAGTAAGAAGATTATTTCTCCATCCATTGTGATTTTCATTTGTAAGTAATGTCTTATTCAATAATAAAGATCTCGATCTGTTAATTGTATTATCTAATACTAACAAATCTCCTACTGACACATTTCTCGCCTGCTTATATTCTAATGTATCGTTGGAATAAACCAATATTGGATGATTAAAACTACACTCAATATTATTATGTTGTGATGAAATTTTAAGTGTTTCTTTTAGACCCGACGAACATTTATTCAGAACCGAAGTAAGTTCAAATTGTTGATTTTCTTTATTAAATGACCATATCCGTTCCCCAATTTCCATTTCATTTATTCTTTTAGAACCAAACTCCGTCTTTACATAACTATTTGATGTCAAACACTTACCATATGGAAGGAAATTACTATCGGAAATTAAACGAAAGTGAGCAACTTCATAATTCTCGAGAACTTCAGCTTGCGCCGTATCACTTGGTCGAATTTGAAATTTGACATATCGCTTATTATAAGGGTCGGAATTCTCAATACGTTCTACATTATAAGCGGAAATAGGTTCTACCATGTAAACTCCATATTCGGGAGTAACATAGAGTTTAAGAAAAAAATCTCCATATTTACACATGTTTCTGACCCATGACCATAGATTAAAACGAACATTTAAAATTTCATCAAACAAGTTTTCGAGGATCTTTTTGACATTATTATTATTGGAATGGACAGTAATCATCCTACCCATTTCGTTATAAGTCAGACATTCATCAGCATAAATGTCCAGGGCTGAACACATTATGGGGTCCATGTCCATTGTATTTTTTACGAAACAACTATCAGTAGCAAAGTTGTGATATTTCTCTACCGTAACATCATATACATCAATTTGACCAATGGATTCAATGGAAACAATTTTATGGTTAAGAGTAGATTCTACTTCATGTTTGAATGTTTTCCAGTCAATATTATTACTTTCTAAACGATTTTGTAATACAGAATAATCACACCCTAACTCTTTGACAAAACCCCAAGAGGTTAATTTTCCATTTTGCTTATAATGTGCCGCCGCTTTAACCCGTAATACTTCTATGGTTAGGTCATTTCTGTATTTTGGATTTTTATTTCCGTTTTGGTCTCTGTTTATAAAAACTTCCTTAAGCGTTTTGGAACGTTTTTCGTTTGATTCATCTGAGTGACTTTCCCCGAAAAATGGATTATTTTCTCCTATTCGTTCTCCATTCCAATGGTGGAAATCTCTGTTTATGTAATTTTCATTTGAGAGCAATTTTTTAAGTTGCGTTTCATAATTTTCTTGCCCCCACAAAACATTTTTACTATAATTAGAATGGAATTGTGTATGTTCTTCCCCCGTCATTATTTGTAAATTATTAGGCAAATTATCATAACCCTTAAAGTTTTTATGATGAACAATTTCATTCTCTTTCAAAGGTCGGTTAAATTGTTCTGCAACAATCTTATGTTCAGATTGCCATCCCTTTGAGAAGTTGTATAAGGTTTTGTATTTATTATATCTACAATTATAATTCTTTTGATAAAATGGCATTACAGATTCCCCCACTTTAAGGTCAAAAATCATTTTATATTCCCCATTTCTCATCATAAATGGATGTTTTATACTTCCAATGATATATTGGCCGTTATCAAAAGTTACCTTATAACCAACTCGGGTTCCTTTTTTCTTTCTTGGGTAGTATGCTTTCCCCAATTTAATAGAGTCGGTCTCGTGGTCGTAAGAAAATACATAAAATCTCTCTTGGGGTTTGTTTTTGTATTTTTCGGCGAGTTCTTTTATTGTAGGTCTGCTTCCGTCTGGCAATGGAATGATAGTATCTGGTCCGACACAATCATAATCACGAAATAGGTCCATTCGTGCTGCTTGATACGACAATGCAAAATCACGAGTATAAGCATTGTAAGCTGTGGAACGAATGCGATTAAATCTGTCTCGCAACGAATTTTTATCCGTTGCGTACATGATATTATCAGTATCTTTTATTTTAAGCTGTTTACCACCGACATTACGAACAATAACGTCCGTAGAGAACAGTCTCTTTAATCTTGCATATAGTGACGACTTCTTAACGTCTAAGATCTCGTCTTCAAATGGCTTTATTTGTAATGGACTTGGCATATTCTATCCTTTTCTTTTCTTTCTTGTGTATGTATATGTGTTTGAGGACAAAATGTCCCCATTATAAATATCCTCGGAAAACCCATTGTTATGATAATCTCCACCCCTTATGAGATTTGACATTCTTATATCCTCTTATTAATCCACATATCGTCGGCAAATGAAGATTGTGTTCTCTACAAAAATCTGAAAGTATATCTATATGAAATATTTGCCCCGATGGAGATATTAAAGAAGGAAATCCTCCTTCCGGTTTACGAGCATTGGCAATACTAATTCGTTTTGCCTCTGTACATGGTCTTGGTTTTCCCCGGTGACAATTACTTATCTTTTGTTTCGTAGATTGTTTTACAATATGACCCATTAAAGATTGTTTAATCTTTTTCTTTGTTTCTTCTGATAATTTTCTTCCTCTCATTTGAGCTACTCGCAGTCGGGCAGGCGTCAGTCAATACGCCAAATGTATATAAATCCTTGGCAAGTGTCAGGGTCTTACAAGCACCGACCCTTTAGGGTCGTGTGTATTTTGACGCCTATAAATAGCAAGCTACGAAAGCAACCATTTCAAATCTTCCTGGTTCTGTTTTCCAAATCCTTGTCTGCCCGTCTTCATTGTCCACGATTCCGCGCCTACTTGGGCATTTCTCGTCTTATAAAAAGGTGTTTGATCCATTCTACTCATACCAATGTTACCGATGGCTGCTCTGGTTAAATCAATTCCCTCTTGACGTAAACGCAGAGCCGTATCACGAACCCATAATCCAATAGCTAAAGACATGATTAAATCGTCGTTATATCCACTCATAGCAATTGGCTTGCTGTTTTTCCAAATAAATGTTTCCAACTCAGACAAAGTTCTCTTTGATCTAATTTCTACTGCCATTTTCCGAAAATAATGCTCCAGGTTGTCAATAATAAGTGGACGAGTTTTGATGTTGGTACTAAATCCCGGCACCAATTTCTTTTCTTCGGCATCCCATTTATTAGTAAGTTGATGTTGAACATCTACGTATTTTATATCAGCAGAACTATAGAACGTATTTTTATATTGTTGGCTTATAATTTGATTTAAAGTTGCCCAGCCGTAACTTTCTCGTTCTACGATAAGTAAAGCATCATTATATTCCCTTGCCAAAAGAACCAAAAAATTTCCAAAATCTTTTGTTCCCAGTGACCCCTTATATTCAGCAACTTGAGTAGGTTTTTCTGAAGTTATATCTAATACATGACATGCTGAAAAATCTGCACCGTCTCCACGCGCCACGTCAGCGCAAACTACATAGCTACGATTACCTGGATATTCCCAAATCCATAAAGCCTTTTCAGCACCGCGCCTTTCCTCGGGGTCTTTGGTTTTATTCTTTTTGTAGTATTCAACAATGGCAAGGTCAACAACGTTATCACCCGATGCGAGGAAGTTGCAATCATATTCCTGTGCCGCCTTTTTAGGACTTCCTTGCTTCTCACCTTCAATTCTGCGCCATTCATCATCACGTTCTGGATGCAAATGCCACGGCAAAGTAATAGGATGAAATTCATTTTTACCAGCTTTCCCATCCCCACCTTCTTCGGCACCTTGCCACATTTTATGAAACCAGTTACCAACACCACGCGGCGTTTGATGACCTATAACTCCATTATAAATTATAGAATGACACCAAAAATCATCCGGGTCATCTGGCAAAGAAAAATCAAAAGTTTCATTTTCGGATGAAATAATAGATGTTATTTCGCACCACACAACATTTTCATTTATAATTCTATCCCAATATTCTTTAACTTCTGAAGAAAGATTCTCGGAAAATAAGGAATATAATAATAAAACATTATCTCTTGAAATATTAGAGGTTTTATACTTTGTTTTCTTAGTCGCACATGAATTTACAAATATTCCGTGTTTTTTCTTGATGTCATAATAAGAAAGTCCTGATGATTTTATTAATTCTTGAACTATATCCAATGAATTGGGAATAACATCTCGACTGCACGATCTGGTTAGATTTCTTGATAAAAAATTAATAATGTGTTTCTGTTTTCTTTCTAGTGCAAATCCAACAAGAATATAAAATTTTAGAGCATATCTTCCACATACTTCCAAATTGTATGGTTGATAGTTGTATTTTATCCTGTTTGCTCTTGAATTTAGTTTCTTAAGCGTTTCAGTATAAATTCCACCAAGTATTCCAAAATTAGATAATATCATTCTAACTTGATTAATAAGTTTTTTGGATGTAGAAGTAAGTTTTACAATTTTATTTGTACCACTTCCGTCACCATCAAATATACCACGAAGCATCCATTTTATATTTTCATCACTCATTTCTAATAATCGACCTGGAATATATTTCTGACTTGCTTTTACTGATAAATCAAATCCAATATATTCCATAAATTCTATAAGATTTTTATTAGATATTGTATAGTGGAGTCCATCCCAACAACTATAATTTAGACCAAGTTTATCGAATACCCATGAAATATCATCCCCACACGTAATTGTCAATGAACTACCAACTAATGTTCCGTCTTTATTTAGAACTTTATACACACTTCCTTCTGAAATATACAATCCCAATAAATAACACAAATCTGGCGTTAATAATTTTGGGTTAAATGGAGAATGTATTTTAGAGGACACCGATGGATCAAACCCACATATATCATTATTCATTCCCCATAATCGTTTTCCATATTGTAATGATATATAATCACCCAATTCTAATTCGGATGATTGATACCAATCAAACTTATTATCTTTATGTTTATATGCCCATAATTTATGATTCTCAGTACATTCCAATTCCGAAAATTTTGTTTTTATAATGTTTGTTCTTTGCTTTCCATTATTATGGAAAAGAGTTCCATGCCGAATACCACGAACTCCCATAACTCCATATTTATTGATTTTATATCCCCCCGATTTAAATATATTAACAAAATCTCCTACTTCTTTTATTCCTTCAGAAGTTATAACCATTGTATCTTTAGTAACACACGATAATATTATGGCATCCCCTCCTGTACTAAGCGTTGGTATGGCGGAAGTCCATAAATCATCCGCATCTTCAATAAGCGCAGCTTCGTCAATAATCAGCAATGACAAAGCATGACCAACACCCGATTTCTTGGTAGTTGAAGCAGCTTTGATTTGTGAACCATTGGCGAATTTAAGCGATAGACGATTATCCTCTTGACATCGCACTTTCAACCACGTCGGAAGATTTTCATTGGCAAAACGAACTTTTGTAATAACTTCCTTCGCATCATCCTGCTTCAAAGAAATCAAAAGAATATTTTTATCTTTATGAAAAATCATTATCCATAATGAATATACAGCTACAAGAGTTGATATACCCATCTGGCGGGATTTAAGAATAATGTTGAATTTGTAATCGTGAAATGATTTAAGCGTTTCTTCCTGGAACGGATAAAGATCAAATAAAATAGTACCACGAAGAGGATGTTGAATCTTGACGAAGTGCTTCATAAAGTACACAGGAGATTCCATACACTTTTTGTACTCGTCTTTGATTATATCTTTATATTCGATTTGCGGTTTGTTAGACATAAGTTTCAAGGTTAAATTTCTTTGCTCCAGTTTGAAACTTCTTCTTATGCTGCGTTTTGATTTTAGTAAGAGCAATAATTCGTTGTCGCACCAATTTCAAATCTCTTTTTGCATCTTCAAGTATCTTGTCTTTGTTAGTATTTTTCCAGCGTTCGATAAATCCATCTGAATTGCATATTGCGATTACATCCCCAGATTCTTCTGAGAAAAATTTAATGGTTTCTTCGATTTTGTCCATCGTATCTTTGAGAAATGCGATTTCATTGGCAGAAAGTTTATATAACTCGTAATCATCGTACACTCCAACAATACGAAGTTTGGTTTCATAATCAATAAGACAGTTTGAACACAATCCTGTTTTACGATACAAAATGTTGTCAATTCTACTTCCAAACCTCGCATCAGCATTGCAAATACTACATTTTTTCCGAATTGCGTCTCGAATAATATCTGCTTGTTTATTTACTCTTGTTTTGTAACCAGTTTCTTGTCTCCACATTACTCCTTTAGAATCGACATATTGTTCTCCTACACTTCGTTTTATAGTAGGTGATGTATATCCAACAATCGTAAAAGGACGTTCTCCCGAAATATATTTTTTTAATATTTCGATATTAGATAATCCCTTATATTTTTTTATCATAACTCAATTCCTTTCCCAAACAGATCCACCCTTTTTATGCGTTCTCCATTTAAAAATAAATCCTTTAAAATGGGAACAACTTCCAATATAACAATGGTTATTTATAATATTTCTAATTTTATAAATCCCATTATTCATTTTTATTCCATTTTTCTAAATTATCACTTTTCCATCGAAGATAAAACTTCTTCAATTCCAAATAACATTCCGATGGAATCATAACAGAAAAATATTTCCATCCCCGTTTTTCTTTATCTCGTCGGTAGTTTGCTTGATGGAATTTGTTATCCATATATATAAATATAATCTCAACACAGAAAAACACTAAAATATTTATAAATCTTAAGAATATGTGTGTTTTACCCCCGAAGAATCTATATAAATACGCCGCCCGGCTATATCTACACCATTTCCACTGTAACGTATAGCAATGGATTGTTCGTTGTCATTAGTAGTTACAATATTGATATAATCCTTCGTAGTAACCGTACCCAAGTCATTGGTCGGTAAAAGTTCAACCGCAGTTAAGTTAGTATAACACAATACTCCATCTCCAGCTTCTGGAGGATAATGAGTTGGTGGTTCCCAGGCAATAAAACGCTTATCGGATGGAGGACATCCCGGGAGATTTGGAAGAAATAAGCTCTTCGAAACTGTAAGACTTCCTGATATAAAAGAAACATTGGATGGATCTATATTACTATTCCCAATAAATACAAATAAGCTTTCACCTGTGGCATCAAACGTCTGAACCGTTTTTAAGTCAGAATATACTAATATAGAATTGATGTCGTACAATTCAGATTTTAGTTGCCACACTTCGTTCTGACAATTAACTTTAAATGGTATTTTTGTTGTCAAACTATCGGGCGAAAATCCATGGTCTCCATAAACTCCAAGAGATATTTCGGAAAATATGGCACCGCAATGATATGGAACAATTACCAGAGTCCCAAAGTAATCTTCCTTTGGAGTAAAATAAAAGTATTGCTTATTGGAGAAATGTTTGGTGGTTGTGTCTTCGTTTACATCAATTTCTCCAAGTTTTAACCCAAATGGAGAAATGTAATTCTTTTCTTTCTTTATGTCTGAAATAGAACTGGTAAAGAAAAATTGAAGTTTAGCCGAAGTATCAAGATTTTCCTTTTCTATGGAAAGGTTCATTGATAATGCATATAGTGAACCAGATTTTAAATCAATAAAATTGGAATTATATTTCAATCCTTGAAGTTCATTGAATTGATCCTCATCATATGGCCAATATGTATGGTCATTTGGAATAGTATCTACTGAATCCGTTTTGACAATAATGTATTTGGTTCCATCCATTTTGGAAAAAGACCCCAATGTATTTATTCTCATAGCATTTATTTGGGGAGTAACGGAATGAGAAAGTTGAAAATCGGTTGAGCTGGTAAACCAATATTTGTCAATATGAACCGAGTTATAGAATGACCCAATCAAATTATACGATTTATTGGCTGTTACCGGATCAACCAGAAGCTCCCGAGTTCCGAGCGGCTCATCAGTTAGTAATTGGAAATCACCAGGATATAGTGAACTTTTTCTATAGAGTTTATGACGAGCAATAAATCCTGAAAATGTACCTATATTTCTATAAAGTATTTCGGCATACGAATCCTTTACATAAATGGGATCTTCTCCCGGAGGAACATACTTTTTGTAAATGTCGGGTGCTGTATTGTAAGAAATCCACTTGTAAGAAGATGTAAATTGACCAAGATTTATATTAGTTATTATCTGATCTTTACCATTTTGGTAGAAAAATGCGTCGGAAACCTGAAGTGTATTACTATTAATAACCTTCTTTATTTTAAATGACGCCGACACATTAGTATATTTTTCTTTATATGAGAATGGTTCCTGAATAATATTAGATGTCAGAAGGATCGATTGACCTTCCATCTGGGTATTGAATGAGGTAGTAGGATAAATCTGAGGACTAATCAAAGATTGGTTGGGAGCATTATACGTTATTCTGTAATCTATATCAATTTTCTTTGGATTGATATAAGACTGTATTGTATCTTTCGGAGGAATAATTGCATTGGCATAAAAACTGCCGGTGAACCGTATAAGATACGTTTGTTGAAGAGCGATGTCATTACTAATGACAGGATAAAGAAGAGAACGAGCTTCCATCGTGGGAGTGGAATAGAAGCGTGTTTTTGAGATATTCTGAAGTGTCTTATCAATTGAAATGTTTGCAGTCCACCGAACGATTTCTCCCTTCTTCGACGTTCCAACAACAATCAGTTTTCCCACCCCATTATATATTTCATTATAAACGTGAATAGCAACAACAAAGTTGGCAACGTCCACAAATTGGGTTTTGCTTTTCGGATACTCCAAATAAAGCGAATTCCCATTTGAGTCAATACATTGAACCTGAATTTCAGAATTTGGGGAAAGAAGAGGAGTTCCATTGAATGCCACGGAGTTTTTACCAGCCGTGAAAATCGGACTGAATTCGACGACATCGAAGTACGTAGAAAGATACGATGTATCTTCTATGTCCGCCGGCATCGTCAATAGATGAAGATCTACCCCGCGTTTTCCCTGACTACTTAAAAGTTGTAATGCCATATGTACTATAAATATTCATCCGCTTCATATTTTTTCTCGTTGCGGAAACCCCTATCCCTTTAGGGTAGGGGAGGAGCAACGACACCAATACATATCATCTATTTCACAAAAAGATTGACTTTTTCCATTTGGTATGATATGTATTGTGTGAATGATTACGTATAACACCAAACTACTCGGAGACACCGATGAGTTGAAGAAACTACTCCAAATGGAGCAGTTGGTGTATAATATCGCCTCCAAGGAGCAGTTCCCCGAGAAGACCAAATCTCTCGTAATCCTCCATTCCAAGGTCTATAAGAACGTCCGCAAGTCAAACCCCGAAATCCCATCTCAAGTCGTAATCAAAGCAGAACAAGAAGTTCTTGCTGGATACAGGTCAATCAAATCCAATAGGCATAAGATTACTAAACCCATTGTGAAGACCAATCTCTCAATGCGACTTGATAAGAGGTTGTATTCTATACCCGATAAGTTTTCCATTCGTATCACTACCACAGGCAAGAGACAGACCTATAACTTCGTGGTCTATCCCCGCCTCAAGGAACTGATTGAGAAGTATCCATACCAAGACCCACTTATCTATGAGAATGATGGCAACGTGTATATCTGCCTGTCCTTTGAGAATAAGCAACCACAACTCAAACAAAGATTAGCATTGGGAGTGGATTTAGGCATCCGTAGGTCAGCAGCCACAAGTGATGGACGACTGATTATAGACAAAAGTTTCAATGAACGAAAACGCAGATTGAGACACCAAAAAGACCAACTCAAGTCCAAGGGAACCAAATCTGCCCGACACAAACTTCGCTTCTCCTTGAAGCGTAAGGAACGCAATCAAAACAAAAATCAGACCCATCTGATTGCCAATCTCATTCTCAAGACCGAGGCAGATACGATTTGTTTAGAGAACCTCAAGTCCATCAAACGAAAGAAAAATCCATACCAGAATAAGCATAGTATATCGCAAGTTCCATTATACGAACTCCGTAGAGTAATAACCTATAAGGCACAGAACCAAGGAAAAATGGTGCTGTTAGTTTGCCCGCAATACACTTCTCAAACTGACTGCGTAAGCGGTAAGATTGAAGGTGAAAGGCGAGGTTGTAGGTTTTACTCTCCAAATGGATTAGTATATGATGCGGATATAAACGCAAGCATAAACATTGCTAAAGTATCCAAACTTCCCGTATCACAGACCACAAACCTGACTTACGGGCAGGCGTCAGTCAATACGCCAAATGTATATAAATCCTTGGCAAGTGTCGGGGTCTTACAAGCACCGACCCTTTAGGGTCGTGTGTATTTTGACATAATACATATTGGTTTGTTGGAAGTTTACATGTACATAAAAATGGCAGGAAAATCTTCCCTGCCACTCCTAATCTATTGATAATATGTTTACAAATTAGTCGCCAAATGTCTCTCCATCATCGACGAGAACACTATCCATTAAAGAAAATCCTTTTTCTTCATTATCTTTATTAAGTATCTCATCTAATTTTCGTTGTAATTCTTTATTATATTTTTGAGATTTTCCTTTTTTTAATATCCATAAAAACTCCTGTGTTTTTATGGACCTATCCCGGAGATTACGAGAACCGCGATAGGTATTATATTCTTGCGTCATGAGTTCTACACTGCCGAATTTTTTCAAAAGAGATGCAAAATTGGATAATGGAATAATACCTTCGTTATTATATGAAATTAATATGAATTTGGCGGGCGTTTCATCGATAAGATTTTCCATTGCTTGTTCTGCTATTACACGCTTATTGTAGTCAGATTTATTCCAAGATTTTGGAATACCACTAACACTGCTAATTTCTTCTGGTTTTTCATAACTATTAATGACATTTAACATAAAATAATTAGAACCATAAGGATGTTGATTGTATGGAGGATCATAATAAGCCAAATCAACATCTGGCAAATCTTTTACCAGTTTATTGATGTCTTTTCTATGAACATTTACTTCACAATTTACATCCGATAATATCGGTACTTCCAGAACAATTTCTTGGCAAATCCGTTGTAAAGCTACTTTAGATTCTCCTCCAAATTGACCTATACCCATTCGATTCTTATGAAACCCCTTAAACACCCCCGATGTATTAACATGTATGCTAGCTTTAACCAAAAGGGGAGCCAAACAAAAAGGTTGAAGTTTAGTCGGAAGTTTCTCAATGCGTTGACGAGCATCATCTATAATTTTGGCATTCTGATTTGTATAAAAAACCCGCTCCCCGTTTTGAATGTTGGTGTCATCTTTGGGTGAATATAACGATTCTATTATACCTCGACTTTTGCATAATTTGTGTTGATTTAACAATTCTATTTGTTTGCGTATTTCTGTCATATTTACATCACTGATGTATGTCAAATAACACTTATTAATAGTTTCTGTATAAGGTTCCAAATCATTGGAATGTAATACAGATGCATAATTCTTTAGTAATCTCGAAACGCAGCCACTTCCAGAAAATCCATCCAAACATACCATCTTGGGATTGTGTAATTCTCCACGAACTTTATCAAACCCATCTTTCAATAATGGTAGTAAAGAACGCTTATTTCCCAAATAAGTAATTAGATGAGTAGTAAGATAGGGAGATTTAAGATCTATTGATCTATCCCCCCATCTATCAATTTGATCAAATGGAGTCATACTATAATGGATGCAGTAGATTGATTACCATATTTTTGAACATAGTATGCTAACGACTTGACAATAACTTCATCCAATACTGTTCTCATTTCCATCTCCGTCCAAGATTTTTCTCTCACGAAAAAAGAAACCGGACGCAGTTTGCCGTTCGCCATTGTAAAGAGATTGATTTGGTTGAACGAACTACCATCATTCATAGCAAATATACGTCCTCGAATGCTACTTCCTTCGTGAAAATCACATCCTTCCGCAAACAAGACATATGGAGTAATATTCTCGTCGTGTGTATAACTACGAATGAAAGCCAAATTTTTTCCTGCTCTTTCAACCGCATTTCCCATTGCTTGTTCTTTCTTACCCTCGTCTATACGCTGATCATTCGTTCCCTGCCGCTTATGTTCACTGGCAATTATAATTTTCCACTCATCATTAAACATAGCCATTAAAACGCTTCCATCTGGATTAATATATCCATTTTCTACTACAGATGCGAATTTAGAAATTTCATCGGGATACATTCGTTTCAATTTTTCAACCAACATAACATTAGATAGTTTACTTTCCTTACTCCACTCAACGATAAGATTAGGAAAACTTGGATAATCCCATCGGTTGTTTCCCGAATTAAGCAAAAGTTTGAATTGAATGTTAGGATATAATGAAACGATTTGTTTCACCGCATTACGCATAGACAACGCAAGCAATTTTTCTTTGTGTTTAGAAATGCGGTTTTTAAGTCCGTGTTGGTTTGTGTTTGCTCTTAATTGTGCTGAATTTGCCATAATTTATTTTGTTTAATCAATTTTGTTTAACTAATTTCAACTTCTCATACTATACCACACACAAAACACATTGTCAATCTCACATTCAAAATTTTACAAGACACTTTTTATACTCATCATATCTCCAAAACTGGCACCTAAGATGAGATTTTATCTCTTTCATTCTATTCATATCTCGTTCTGTCAGAATACCATACCTATAATGCCTTGGCTCATCATACTCTACTACAATGTTTAGATTTGGTTCGTAATAATCAACCCAATATCCAAGGTGTTCTAAAAAATATTGTTTTCCCGACTTTCCATAATATATCCCATTCCATCCGCGTTCTTTTTCCATTTTAGTAAAATAATTATTTTCATTTTTACCTACATTGTTTATCCATCCGTTTTTATTTCTTTGCAATCTCAACTTCATTATCCTTTTACAAGCAACAATTCTCATTTTTCGTTTCGTTTCATCGGAATGTCGTCTTCCATAAAAATTAGCGTCTTTTCCATATTTATGAACTCCTCGTCTAGCACAATTTAAAGACATCTTTTTCCTCGTCTCTTCTGTTGGGTGTCGTCCGACGTTCATAGACCTTAATCTTTTTATTACTTCTGGGGCAAGAATTTTTCCGTACATCGCGTTATTTTCTCCCATTTGAAGACACGATAAACAATTTAAATTTCGCCGAATTGCTCGTTGAAGAGATCTATTCGTAGAGTAAAATATTTCTTTATTACATAGTGGACAATTCCTTCTAAATTCAGACCAAGTTACTCTCATTCCTTTTTTGCCGATGTGAGAACAGGCATTACATTTTCCTTTTTGCTTAATGGCAAAAGTCAAACTTCCTTTACTATTATAATGAAGTATTCGTCCACAATCACATTGGCGAGTCCATCCATCGGGCGGAACAATTAGAGTTTTTTCTTTTCTTGGGCGACATTTTTGACACACTTTATTTTTCTGTGTTGCTACTATAAGAATGCGTTTGGTCGCATATACTTGTACACAATTACATTTAGGACATCTTTTTGTCCACATTGGCATAATATTTTCGCATCCGCTCTCGGTTAATGCGGTCTTTGTTTCGAGAATAATATCGTTGGTTTTCTCTTCGCTTTGCTTCTCGTTGTTGTTCATCTGTGAAATATTTTCGTTTTCTTCCCATAACTGGGTCTCCTTATAAATATAAACCACTTACCAAAAAACACTGATTATTTTCATTCATTCATGAATAACTTTAGCAAACCCATCACAACGAGTAATTTCTATTTGTTTATCTACTGCATCGCGCAATGCCTCGTTATGCGACACAATAATAACAAAATCATAATAATTTTTCAGTATCGTAAATAATGTCGGTATCGCTGCAAGGTTTTCCGCATCTAACGTGGACCATCCTTCATCGATTGCTAAAAAATTACATCTTGGAAGATTTGAGACCTCCGTTAAACCAACTCGTATAGCTATGGAAGATACAAATCTTTCATAACCAGATGATAATTCGATAGGATATTTTCCATGCTCATACATTATATTTGGGGTTATATTCTTACCATCTGTCTCGAACTGAATAGTAAAATCTACCACTGGACTTAAGATAGCATTTACTTCCTTCTCAATTTCTATTATAAGATTACAAATGACTTGATATGGAATACCATTTCGCCCAACAGATTCGAGGTAATTTTGATATGAATCGAATTTATTTTCCATATCTTGTACTAGGTCGATGGTATCTGTGAGCTTTACAATATCCGATTCGTACAACTGTCTCTTACCAGAAACTTCCATGAGAGACCTGTGTTGTTTCTGATACTCAACATCTAGCTTTGTAAGAGTATTGCGGTACGATGTAATCTTTGAGTGGATTTTGATATTGGCTTCTACAGACACGGCATT